GTGCTTTGGCGATCTTTGCAAGAGCGAGAGCCCGGGGGGCGGAGTTCCCCGACTCGTATCGGCTGATCTGGCCCGCGTTGATGCCAGCGCTTTCCGCCAGTTCCGCTTGGGTCATCTGCCTTAGAGCCCTGGCAAAGGCCACCCTCTCCGGGATATCTGTTCTTAACCGCAGCCGGTTTGGCGAAGGAAGCGAGTTCATGCGCTCATCATAGGATCGCTCGGAGGCGAGGGCATCGTGAACAGCGGCGGCTCCATCTCCACCTTCAGCCGCTCGCGCTCTTCCTGAATCACTGGCTTTTCTTTCTTCCAGTCGTTCAAGCGCTTCGCGCCAAAGGACGCCCAACTGAAACCCGTTGCGGCGCGCTTTTCCAGCTGCAGCCTTTGTTCCCAAAGGCTCATGCCGATTTGCTGCAGCTGGTCGGCCATCGAGTTGAAGGCACGGATGTAGGCCTCCTTTGTCTCGGCGGCCTTTGCCCCACGAAATCCCATGACCAAGAACACGAATCCGTCTTTGGTCATGCGAACGATCCGCTCATGACGGGTCGCCCCCTTGGGGCCGGGCACGGTATCGATCGTGGGCTCAAAGTTGAGCCGACGAAACTCTTCGCTGCAGTCAAGCTGGTCGAACGCGCGAAGCACGTTCTTGTGCGCTTTCTTGAAATGACGTGCCACTCGCCGGCTGTCGGTCGTCAGGGTCGTGTCGTTCAGGACGACAAACTCGGAGATGTCGTACATCAGTGCGCCCCCTTCGTCAGCGTCTTACTTGCGGCGCGCCCATGGTCGACATAGGTTGGCGACATCAGCCACTCGTCGGCCGAGCTCAATATCGCCGCGCCCTCACCCAGGTGTTGCAGCGCCCGGTCCGCCATGAAGCCCATCCGGCAGGCGGCGTCTCGCAAGCTGACAATCAGCATCTCCGCCGACTCGGGGTCCTCGTTCGCATCGCAGAAGTGGTACGCCATGCGCCGGCTTTGGTGCGCCAGCAGGGCGATGTCTCCGAGCAGGTCCTTGACTTGCTCGACGCTGAGGGTTCCGGTAGCATCCATCACGTTGTCCTTCCTAACGGGGTTGGTCATCACTCCGAAGCCAGCACGGTTGCCGCCGTCGCTGGCTTCACTCTTTTCAGGCCGGGTGCTTTGCATGCGCCTCCTGCTGCCTCTTCACTTGCTCAATCGCCCAGGCCGCTTGGCTTGAGACGCTTCGATGGTTCTCTTGCGCCTGACGCCTAAGCCACTCCGCCACGTCCGGCGGAACTCGCAGGCCAATTGGCACTTGCTTTCGCTCTTGCACTGCACTTCCTTTCTGCGCTTGATGTAGCACGGTGCTTAATGTAGCACGGTGCTTAACTCTGTCAAGCACTTAAACTCATCGAATGGCAAGAAGCGATCCGCAGGTGAATGTGAGGCTCCCGGCCGAGCTAAAGCAGAGGCTTGACGAGTTGGCGGCCGCCTCCGGTCGCTCACTGACTGCGGAAATCGTCCTTCGTTTGCAGCAGAGCCTCGCCCAGGAGCCTCCTGCGCTCACCAATACAGAGAGGCTCGAACTTGAGGTGAAGCTAGATCGTGCTCAGAACGCCCAGGCCGCCGCACGAGCCGAAATCCACAACCTCCACTTTCGTCTAGAGCTGCTTCGGATGCGGGAGCGCCAAGCCGCCTCCGAAGACGAGAAGATGATTGCCCTCAAGGAGATGCGCGACATCGAGCACCGGCTAGTGCACGCTCACCATGAGGAACAAGCCGCAACACAGTACGTGGCGCAGGTGGCGCAAGAACTGGCCAAGGGCCGCCGATAATCAGAGAGCCATGGACATCATCGATTTCATGATCGTCAAATTCGTCGTGCTCGGCATTGGCGCCTTCGTCTACGGCTTCTGGAAGGGGCGCTCTACTGGGCGAGGAGAACGGGACTCGTCCGGCGAATAGCGTCGGTCAGCAGTCCGATCTGAGGCGCCGCTGCGGTCGCAGGCTCCGACAGCAACCCGCGTTGCGCCGATTTCGAGAACATGAGAGAGCGCGCGGTGGCCGGGGCGGCATATGGCAACGCTCCGGCGAGTAAGCCGAGTGGCCCGGCTGACGCAAGCCCCCCGCTCCCCAGCGCCAGCGATGCCACCGACCGGAGATTGTGGGCGTCAGGGCTGCCGACAACCTCCGGCAGCTTCGCCACCGTGGGAAAGGCGGAGCCGAAGCGCCCGACCTTCTCCAGTCCGTCGCTCAGCGGCTTGCCCTTTGCGAACAGCTTGCCGAACACGCGCGCATCGACGCTGCCCGTCGCCTCGTTCAGCGCACGCTCGACGGTGTAGGTTTGAGCGATGCGCTTGCGGGCCTCGCGCAGCGCCGGCAGGAGTTCCGGCGCATTCAGCGAGGCCGCATAACCCTCAAGGGTGTCCTCCAGCTGAGAGGCAAGCGACTCCGCGGCCTTCGCCTTTGCCAGATGCTCCGGATTGGCCGAGGCGTTGTAGCTCTTGAACCAGCTCTGCGCGTCGTTGCGCGCCTGCTTCAGCGACTCGATCATCTGCCGCGGCTTGATGGCGGCTTGCTCGGCCTGATTCATTAGGCCGGAGGCGCCTTGTGCTGGCTTGACCGGCAGGTCCGCGATAGCCTGGTACGCCTTGCCGGCCTCCTTGCGGATGCCTTCCAGCGTGGCCAAGTTGAGCGTTGCGTCTTCCGGCAGGCCCAGCGCCTTTCGGATCAGGCCCTGCGTCACGTTCTGATTCTTGGCCGATGCCATCTGCTGGGTCGCCATCTTGCCGGCAGTGGACTCCAGCACGCGATTGGTGAAGGTTGGCTTCACCGTCGCAGGCGGGATGACATAGCCCGCGCCAATGGCATCCTTCGCGGAGTCGAGCAGCTGCGGGTTCACGTTCTGGTGCGTTTTGGCGCCTAGCGCTTGACCTGCGCGTCCCAGCCCAACCAATCCGACCGGAAGCGCCGCGCCCAAAACCGAACCCGAAGCGGCGTGATCTGGATCAATGAGGCCAGCGGTCACGCCGCCAGTAGCCGCGCCGCCAGAAGCGCGCAGCGCGAGCCCTTGCAGGCCCTTGGTGCCCGCTACCGACATTCCGCCTGTGCGCAGGGCTTCCACCACCGCGGGAGCCGTGGCCCCCTTGGCAAGCGCACCACCTACGCCCAGCGTGCCAAGAACCTCGGCGCCGATCTTTCCGCCCTGGTACGCGACGCTGCTTGGATCAGCGCCGAGCGCCTGCAGGCCGCCATCCATGCCAGAGCGAAGCTCCGCCCCGCGCGGCGCGCTGGCGTTGCCTGCCGTCACCGCAGGACGCATCGCCGCAGGGGTTGCCTGCGTCACTGAGTCGCCAAGCGTGCGCGCCGCATCCACCAGAGTTGCGCCGATGCTGCCCGCGCCCCGGACGGCGCCCGCCGCGAGGTTGGCCAGCATCCCGGCCTTCGGCTGCTCCGGCTCTGCCTTCGGCTGCTCGGCCGGCGCTTGTGCGTAGCGCTCCCACGGCCCGGAGGTCGGCTGCGCGTATCGTTCCCAAGGTCCGCTCATTTGGTGCGCTCCCAGCTCGCCGGGTCGGCGGGATTGCCGCCCATGAACTTGAATCCGTCCACCACCTGCCCCTTCATGGGGCCGCCGGCCGTGGGCTTGGCAGCGACCGGGCGGCCGGTGACGGCCTCGATCTGCTCCTTGTTGTAGCCGCCGGCAGCCGCCCCGGCCGTCATCCGCGCCAGCGCGTTGGCCTCGATCTCGGCTCGCCGCTTGATGTTGTCGGCGATCTGCGCCGGATCCATCCGCGGCGTCACCGTCAACTTGAGCCAGTTCGCCTGCTCGTTGCCGGTCAGCGATGCGCCGAACAGCTTGTTGCGGACGGTCGCCTCGTGCAGCGCGTAGTCCTGCCACCACTGCGCCTGGCCGGTGTCGTCACCGAAAACCCGCTTCGAGGTGTTGTCCAACTCCCCGAGGACGGTCTTGCCGCCGTAGCCGGGTTTGAACGTGCTCTTGAACCGTTCGGTGCTGTCCACGACGGTGGCCTGCTCGCCCAGGTCGCTTGCCAGCTTGGTCGGCAGTGCCTTGCCCAAAGCCGCCGGGCCGCCGGGCACCGCCTCCAGGGCGGAGCGATCCGCGTTCCACCGATAACCGGCGGGTGCTGTGCCCCCGTTCTTGTCGATCGCCAGCCGCTCGCGCGCAACTGCGTTGTTCGCCCACGCGACTGCGTTGCTTGCCTTTGCATCCGGGCTCATGTTCACCGGCAGCGAGACGCCGGCCGCAGGCCGCACCATCGTCACCCTGTCGCCCTGGTTGACCTGCACGGGCGCCAGGTACGCTGGCAGTGCATCGCCCACGGCCTGGCCGAATTCGTCCACCTGCAGGGTTTCCTTGCCGCCGCGGCCGTCGTCGCGCTCAATGGTGCGCGCCACCTTGGCCCGGCCGGCGTTGGGCAGTTCGGCGTACGCCTTGATCTGCTCGGGCGTGAACCCCAGCGAAGCAGCCCGCAGTGCGTCGAATTTGGGAGGCGCCTGCATCGACTGCGGCATGGTAGGCCCCATCCCGTCGATCGACGGTGCGAAGGCGCCCGGCGAGGTCTGCGAGAACAGGGTTGGCAGCGCCTCAATCTGCGCCCGCTGGCGGTCCAGGGCGGCCTGCTTGGTCGCCGCATCGGTCTTGTAGGCGCCCAGCTGCGCGTCCCACAGTTCATTGCGCTTGGCCTGCTGTGCCAATTCAGCCTGCCGGTCGGTGGCGACGCCATAGCCAGCAAGCCCGCCGAGCAAGCCGCGGCCGATGCTATTGACCGGCTGACCGCGGCCCGCATTGGCGGCGTAGGAGGCCACGCCCGTGAGCAGGCCCTGGCCTGCCGGCGTCTGCAAAAAATCAAGGAGCCCTGCCATCACATACCTCCGAGCAGCGAGTAGCGCCGCTTCTTGCGTTCTTCGTCGGCCTGGCGCTGGGCCTGCACGCCCTGCTCGAGCGACTGCACCAGCGCCGGCAATTCGTTGGGTACCGCAGCGCCCATGTTCACCGGGGACGCCTGCACCGGCTGCTGCTCGCCGCCGCCCAGCAGGCCCGATTGCTGCGCCAGTTGCGCATAGGGTGCGGCGCTCTTGGCGGCCGTTCCGGCGGCGCCCAGCAGGCCCTGCGCGGTGTAGCCGGTGGCGTACTGGCCCAGGCCGGGAATGGCCGAGCCCATCGCCACCTGAGAGCCCATCATCGGACCCATCGCCGCCGCGCCCGTGCCCGCAGCACCCGCGGCGCCAGCCGCGCCCGTGGCACCCAGCAGGCCCGAGCCACCGGCCGCACCGGCAGCGCCCGCGGCACCGGCAGCAGCAGGCGCCAGCAGCCCACCCGTAGCGCCCAGCGCTCCGCCAATCAGCGCGCCCTTCATGGGGTTGCGCTTGTTCGCCATGGCGCCGATTGCCGCACCGGCAAGGGGAAGGAGCCAGATCATTTCGACCCTCCGCCGCCATCACCACCGCCGCCGATCGCATCACCGATGGCCTCGCCGAGGCTGCCGCCGACCGTGTCACCAGCCGCTGCCGACGCCGCAGCAGCAGCGCTGCCGTCGCCAAGGCCGTCCGCGCCGATCGGGCTGTCGCTGGCGTTGCCGCCGTAGTAGCCGCCCAGCGCCTGCGCAGGCTTGGCCTGCTGCTGGCGGTACTGCCCTGCGTAGTCGAAATTGGGCAGCGCTTGCGGCAGGAACTGCGTGGGCCGCGGCGTGTAGGGATTCATCGCTTGCAGCTGCTGCATGCCGGCGCCCTGGCGGAATGCTTGGAGCATCTGCATCTGCTGCAGGCCACCGGACAGCGCCGGTCTGCCAGCCTGGGGCGAGGAGATGCCCTGCGCGTTGGTGCCCCAGACGCCGCCGGGGACGCCGGGAGAGGATTGACCGATGGCGCCGCTCACTTGCCGCCTCCGCTTTGAGTGGTGGTGGACGTGCCGCCCAGGTTGGAGCCGAACACGCCAGCCATGCCTGCGAGCTGCTTGTAAGGCAGGTTCTGCGCCTCCTGGAATTGGCCGTAGTTGAAGTCCAGGTTCTGCTGCTGCTGGTCCTGCATGACCTGGCCGGCGTTCATCAACTGGCTGGCGTCGCGGTAGGCCGCATCGCCGAAGGTCGGCGCCATGCCGATCGCCTGCATGCGCCGGGCCTGGTCGGCGTTGTACTGCTGGCCGTACATGCTCGTCGCCACGTCGCCCATCTGCTTGGCGGCCTGCTCGGCGATGCCGGAGTTGCCAAACGAGCCCGAGCGCACCGCGGCGCCTTGCGCGTTGGCCAGCACGCTGCCCTGCGCCTTGTTGACCATCGCGTCGAGGTAGGGATTGGTGCCCCCGCCCATCATCTGGTTCAGGTTGGCCTCGGCGTTGTTCATCGTGGCCGAGCCGTTGAGCGCCCGGTCCTGGATCATGCCGATGCCCAGGCTCTGGGTCGGGTTCAGGTCCGCGTAGCGCTGGCCGCCGTACGGCTGGAAGCCCTGGTTGGACAGGTTGATCGCCTTGTTGGTGTAGGCGCTCGCCAGGGGTTTGAGTTCGTCGGGAATCGATTGGGTCGTGGTCGAAGAACCACCGCCGCCGCCACCGCTCATAGGGCTACCTCCATGATCTCGTAAACAGGTTTGAAGCCGGACTTCATCCGGTAAAGGCGTGCCTGCGCTGGCTTGGCCGCACAGCGCACGCGCGAGCAGCCTTGAGCCTTGGCGATCTCACACACCAGGGAAAAGAACCGCTGGAAGCCGCCATGCGGGGCCACCAGGTCGGTGATGAACAGCACCCGCATGTTGGGCAGCTGATCGACGCGCACCACGCCCCAGCCGACGATGGCCTTGGTGTGGTCCTCCATGCGCAGCAGGGTGCGCTCGCCGCGCGAGAGCAGCATCTTGAGTTGGTCGCCGGTGATCTCGCCGCCCGAGGTGTCGCAGGCGCGCGCCAGGCAGGACGCGCCGGCATTCCAGGCCGCATCGATGTGCGTGTGCGGGATGGGGATTAGCTGCATCAGTTGCCCGTCAGGAAGCGGCAGGGGACGAAGGTGCCGGGCGTGCCGGAGGCGACGTTGATCCACCCGAAGACGACGTATTTCGAGCCGGCGCTGCCCTGCTCGGTCGGCGCCGAGTTGCGCACGAAATCGCCCTGCGCCCAGCTGCCCGTGGTCGGCGCCGCGATCGCGGCCTGGTAGAACGCCGCCAGGCGGCCCTCGGCCATCGCGTTGACCTGGGCGGCATGCTCGCGCAGCTCGCGCTGCAGCACCGGGTCGTTGACGCCCACCCGCGGGGTCGTGTTGAGCTTCATCGCAGGCCGTCCGGCTTGAGCTTGGGCATCAGGTGCGTGATGCGCACCGGCCCGGTGAAGGAGAACCTGGCCTTGTGCCAGCGCGCCGAGCGCAGCACGTCGAACTTGCCGTCGCTCAGGGTGCCGGTCGCGTCCTCGGTGTCGTCGTCGCCGAGCTCGGCCTTGTAGTAGGTCTGCACCGTCGCCGCGGTGGGCTTGTAGCCGGGCGCAAAGCGCAGCCGGATCTGGCTCAGCAGGCTGGCCGCGTCGTCGTCGCCCGCATAGCCGCTGGTCAGGCTGCTCGAGGCGCTCTCGCCGGTCAGCAGCTGCAGCTGGTGCGAGCCGTCGAAGACCGACAGCGCCTGGCCGCCCGAGAGCCAGTACTGCGAGTCGTAGCTGATGGCCGGCAGCGCGTCGTAGGTGGCCGCGACGGTGTCCAGGGTGTCGATCGTCAGGCCCGGGGCGATGTAGTTGAGCGCCGCCTCGATGCTGCGCGTCGCCCGGCCCCACTTCTTGGTCAGGACGTGGTAGACCAGCTCCTGGTCGCAGGTCGTGGAGTTGGTGGATGCGAAAAACACACTGACCCGGTTGTTCTGCCGGTCGAACACGCATTTCGTGCGGTAGCGGTACTGCGGATTCGAGTGGTCGTAGAACCACTGGCGCACAGCGTTGTCGGCGATCGGCGCGGGCCGGGTGCCATCGAACAGCCAGAAATTGTCATCCCCGACGAAGAAGTGCGCGCCGCCGATGTCGCAGATCGCCTCCTTGCCGACGCAGCCGGCCTCGCCGCCGGGCACCGGGATCCAGTCCCACACGGCCGGGGCGCCCACGTACTGACCCAGGAATATCCCCTTGGCCTTGTAGGCGGTTGCGAATTCGCCCAGCCGCAGGCCGGCCGTAATGGCGCCGGGCGAAGCCACCAAGCGCCCTCTGTTGGCCAGCGTCGTACTCGAAGGCGTCCAGTCGGTGTCATCGAAGGCCGCGCAGCAGTGCCAGCCGTCGGGCTTTTCGGCGCCGTCGTTGGTGTTGAGCGCCATGACGAAGGAGCCGACCGAGAACACGATCTGCGCCTTCGGGGCGCCCGCGATGTCGGCGAAGGCGCCGGTGGTCGAGCGCTGGATGGTGTCGGCGCGGTTGGCCGCGAGCGTGGCATCGCCGAACTGCGCGAACATCCAGCGCGTGTCCGACGAGCCGGTGTAGGCGCCCGCGCGGGTGACATCCACCCAGGCGCCGCCGGAAAGCTCGTACAGGGCCGTGGTGCTGCCGGCGAAGATCCGGCGATTGCCCGCCAGGTTGGTCGTCACCGCGGCGCCCAGGCACTCGGCGGCCAGGGCCGGCGTGCTGGCCGGCGTCACGGCCGAAGGGGCGCCCTCCATCCCGTTGAGGTACGGAATCAGGTTCTCGCAGTCGGTGATGACGCCCGGCGTGGCTGCGTCAGCGTCAGGGCTGAAACCGGCCAGCGGAATCATCGCGCCCTCGCCTGCAGCGGCCCCGACAGCCGGTCGCGCATGTCAGAGCCGGAGAACTCGGCCAGCGCCTGCTTGAAGCGGCCGTCCCACAGCAGCGCCTCCTCGGGGTTGCGCACGTAGACGAACGCCTCTGCCAGCGCGCCGAACAGGTACAGCGACGGCGCCGCGGTCAACAGCCAGTTGGTCGTGTTGCTGGCCGACAGCGCCGGGATCTTCTCGTAGAGCACGCCGGTGACGGTGCCCGAGCCATCGAAGTACAGGTTGTCGCCCTGCCAGGCCCAATGCGCCGGCACGCCCTCGGTGCCGTTGGCCTTGACGAAGTCGAAGGTCTGCGGCGTGAGCGGCGCCGTCTCGTAGCCGACGATCCACAGCGTTTTCACGCCCGCGGTGTCGGCCGGTGCGGCGATGACGTTGCTGGCGATGGCGGTCTCGGCCAGCGCCACCTCCATCTGGCGCACCCGTAGGTCGCGGTTCATGCGCTCCTCAGCCAGCGTGATGAAGTCGGGGATGACGGCCGACAGGTCCGAGCGGTGCGCCCAGGCGGCAACCGACGCCTGCAGCTCGCTGTAGGTGGTGATGGCCATCGCTTACTTGCCGTAGCGCTCGAACATGACGAACGCCGGGTTTTCCTTGAAGAACCGCTGCACCGCGCGCTTGCGCTCTTGCGGGTCGCGGATCAGGAGAATCTGTGCGTGAAACGCGGGGGGGATGGTCCCCACTAACTTGCCCTCGCCCCAGCGCTGGCCTTCGGTGGCCTCGCGCGCCGCCTTGGCGTACTGCAGGTGCGGCTCGGCATCGAACGTCTTCTGGATGACGATCGCGTCGTCCTCAAAGTGCGTGCGCGTGGTAACGCCGGTGGCCTGGCTGGTGCCTTCGTGGATGGTGAGGGTGGACATGGGTGCTCCGGCGTCTCTCGACGTTGGGAGGAAAAGGAAAGGGGCCAGCCCGAAAGCCGGCCCCGCCGTCTCAGCCCGCTATCAGGCGGTCAGGTCGGCGATCTTGAAGCAGCTGCGCTCGGAGGTCAGGCGCACGGTGGCGTCCACCAGCACCTGCTCCTTGACGCTGTCGCCGGTCTTGGCCAGCGGGCTGGACTGGAAGCCGCGCAGGTAGACGGCATCGCCGTACTCGGGAGCCAGGCCGTAGACCGTGGTCGCGCCGGACATGATGTAGTGCGGCACGATCTCCATCTCGCCGAAGTCGGACATGTACACGTCCGCGCCGCCGACGATGCGACCCTGCTCCTTCTTGCCCACCTGGAAGCGGTTCACCGCGATGCCGGCGAAGCCCGAGAACGTCTGCTTGTGGGAAGCGGACATCACCACCATCGGGGGCACCTTGCCGGTCGCATTGAAGGTGTTCTGCGCGGCGGTCTTAAGCAGCGTCTCGGTGAAGGCGCGGGCGGTGCCGGCCGTCACGGCGGTGGTGGGAGCGCCCGAGGTGTGGGCGGCGGTCGCACCAGCGCCGTTGTGCAGCGCGTTGGTGTAGATCAGCACGCCCAGGCCGCCCGCCTTGGGGGCGGTGCCGGCAGCGCCAGCCACCGCCGGGTTGGCGGACAGCACCATGGCTTCCATGTCGCGCTGCAACTCCTTGAACGCCTTGCCCTTGTAGTAGGCCAGGGCCGACTTCATGCCAGCCTTCTTGACCACTTCGGCGCGGCCGGACACGACGATCGTGTCCTGGAAGATCTGGCAGTAGTTCGCCACGCGGGTCGGAGCGGTCTTGCTGGAGCCGGTCGCGTCGTCGCCGTCGAGCGCGGCGTTGTCGGCGTTCGGGGTGCGCAGCGTGTCGCGCTGGAACTCGTGGTAGGTGTTCTCGGCGGTGTCGCGGCCGAAGCTCGAGATCACCGGGCTTTCCTCGGGCGAGGTGTTCGTGATCTTGTCGATCAGGTCTTCACGAACGTTGGTGCCCGCGCTGTAGCGGGTATAGGTGTTGGTCGGCAGAGCCATGATTCTTTCCTTTCGGGTCGCTTCTCAGCGATGACTAGAGGTCGTTGTTTGCGATGAACGCGGCCAGGTCGCCGAGCTTGGCCTTGCCGGTGGCAAAGCGCTTGTTCAGCTGCTGGTTTCGCTGTTCGTTCTTTGGCACGCTCTGGCGCTGCGGCGGCAGCTTCGGTGCTTCTTTCACCTTGGCCGTCACCTGCGCCTTCTTGTCCTTGAGGCCCTGGTAAGCCAGCGCATCCCGCATGATCAGGACCGCCTGAGGGTTGGTCAGCCCTTCGAGCATGCCCTTGGGGATGCCGTACTTGGTGCTCACCTTGTCGTAGATCTCGACCAGCTTGGGCTTGTCGATCCCCTGCTGGCCGAGCACGCCCCAGGCGCGGGAGATCTCGCGCTGCGCCTCCTCCTGCTGCTTGGCCTGAGCGAGCTGCTGCTCATGGGTCATCCCCTGCTCAAGCTGCGACAGCACGGACTGGATGGCATTGGCCCGCTGCGACTCGGCCACCCATGCGGCAGGGTCGGTTTGCGCCAGTTGCGCCATCTCTTGAGGGCTTTTCAGGCCCGCGAGTTGCAGGACGGCAGCGCGTGCCAGCTGCGCCTGCTGCAGGTAGTGGTCCCGGCCCTCTTCGAGCTTGGCCGCCACCTGCTGGGTGACTTCGCGTTCCCGGTTCGCCAGATCCTGCGTCTTGCGGGTGTAGTCCGCATGGCGCTGGTAGCCGGCGATCAGTTCCTTTTCGTCCACCTCGATCGTGGTGTCCGACCCGTCCTCGCCCTTGACCGGGACTTTGAATTTCAGGCCGCTTGTCTGCTCTTTGGGCTTCTCGGATTCGGCGTCTTCGGCCTCCTCGTCAGCAGGTGCGTCCTCGGTTTGCTCTTCGGAGTTGTCCTCGGGGGATTCCTCGGAGGGTTGGCTCTCGTCCTCGGTGTCGGCCTCGGGGTTGTCGACAAGGAATTGAGCCAGGTCGTCAAAGTCGCCGGGGCCGTTGTCGGCTTGTCCGTCTTGCAGTGACATGCTTTCGCTTTCAGGTCTGAACCCACCCCCACGGCACCAGGGCGGGCTTCGGGCACGCTTCGCAGCGGAGGCCCAGAATTGGCAGGTGCCTGCCGGTTAAAGCACGCGGCGCATGACTCGCTGCGCCACCGATTCATTCCTGAGCTTGTCGATGTCCAGCTTGTGGCTGGCGAACTTGCCCGCCTCGACAAACCCGGCGAGCAGCTGCTCGAAGGTGTCGGCCAGCTTCATCATCTGCAGGGTCAGGGATTGGCCCTCCTTGTCGCGCAGGCTGCACTCCTTCCACTTGGCCACGATCGACGCTTTCAGCGCCTCCATGGCCTCGCGGTAGGCGGCGCTCTCGAGCACCTGGCTGGCTTCAAGTCCGCGGTTGCTGATCTGCTGCTCGGTCATCGAAATCCTGTTGCTGCTGCTGCCGTATGGCGGCGTTCTGGGCCGCGGCCTGCGCCCTGCCCTGCTGGTTGATCAGGGCCACCTGGATGCGCGTCTGGTTGTCCGCGTCGGTCTTGTAGCGATCCAACTCCAGCTGCATGCGCTCGATCTCGGCCTTGTGGGCGGCCTCCATCATGGAGCGCTCGCCGTCGCGGGCGTCGTTGGCCGCCTGCAGCTCCAGCTGGCCCTGCGTTTCGGTCAGCTTGGCCTGGATCTTCATCTGCTCGACCTCGCGCAGACGCTGGGTCTCGGCCTGGAACTTCTGCGCGTCGGCCTGCAGGCGCATTTGCTCGAGCTGCATCTCCGGCGGCGGACCGCCTTCGGGCATCGGCTCCTCGCCGGGGTCCTGGTAGAAGTCGCCAACGTTCTTGAAGCCGGCGTTCTCCACGATCTTGGCAACCGTGTTGAAGATGTTCTTGGGCTTGATCAGCATCTTGCCCAGCGGCGACTGGCCGATCATGGCCTGCTGCTGGAAGATCGCCTGCAGGATGGCTGCCTGCTGGCCCTTGTCGCCGGTGCCCAGGCCGACATTGATCGTCATGTCGTAGCCGTCGCGCCATTCGCTCGGGTCGAACTCCACGAACTCATTGCGCAGGCGGAAGGCCAGCTTGCCGATGTCGCCCTCAGCCAGCAGCTTGAAGATGCCCTTGAAGATCGGCTTGACCAGCGTCTCGGCAAAGATCCGCGCGATCAGCTCGATGCGCGCCGCCGCGGCGTTGGCCGTCTGCATCACCTCGGCCGCGGTGCGGTCGTGGCGCAGCGCGTTGGCATCGATGCCCTGCTGGGCGCGCGATACACCGGTGCGCTGCTCGCGCATGTGGTCGATGTACTCGAGCATCGGGAACATCTGGCCGCCGACCCACGGCGTCACATGCTCTTGGATGGCGTCGCCGGTGCGCTGGCGCAGGATGCGGCCTGGCGCCGAGGTGAGCAGGTCGTCCACGTTCGCCAGCGGGCTCCAGTTGGCGTCGGTGAGCACCTTGGTGCGCGGGTTGTTGGCCAGCACCGCGCTGTTGACCATCTGCCGGGTCAGCTCGGTGCGCAGCTTCTGCAGGTCGCTGACCGTCTCGGCCACGCTCATGCCGTCCCACCGGTGCGGGTTCAGGATGGGCGAGGCAGTGGCAAACGGCACATCCTCGCACTCGTCGTTGCTGAGGATCTTGTTCTTGAGGCGATAGATGCAGCGGCGCTCGGCGATGCCGTCGCCGTCGAAGTCCACCAGCACGTATTCGATGCGCAGGAAGCCTTCGGTCTGGCTCTCGTCGTCGCTGTCGATCGCCACATCGGCGGCGGTGCTGTCGTCGGCCGAGCCGTTGCGGGTGTCGCGGAAGTTCTTGTCGGCGCTGACGTTGGAGTTGTCCGAGTCCGACAGATCGTCGGCCGTGACCGTGAAGCCCATCTCCTTGAGGTCGGACAGCGTGACGGGCAGGTTTCGCGCCACGTAGGGGCAGTCCTGCAGCATCGGGCTGGTCCAGTCGCGCTTGATCAGCAGCTGCTCGGGCGGGAACGCCTCGACCTTGACCTGCGTGCGCTCCTCGTAGGTGGCGATGCGCGCGTCCACCAGGTCGATCTGCAGCCCGGTGGCCGCGTCGATCATGGGAGTGCTGGTGGCCGCCTCGATCTCGGCGTCGTCTCCGGCCTCGGCCAGCAGCATGGCCAGCATCTCGGGCGTGGCGCCCTTGACCGGGATTACCTTCTTGACGCGCTTTTTCTCCTTGCGCCACATCACGGCGCAGTTCTTGACCGTGAGGGCGTCCTTGAACGCGGTGTATAGGGTCAGGAAGCCGTCGTTTTGCTTGTAGAAGACGTAGTTGCAGGCGTCGGTGGCCTGCTGGGAGCCCTTCACATCCTCCTGGCTGACCGGGTCGAAGCTGACGGCCTGGTCGGTGCTGGTGAATATCTTGAGCAGCGCCGGCAGCATCCATTCCACCGTGTCCTGCACGTCGGAGGTGACGATCTGCGACCAGCCCTCTTGCTCGGTGCCATAGGGCATGCGGTGGTATTCCCGCATGGAGGCTTCGCGCTCGGCGGCCAGGATGCCCCAGGTGAATTGGGCCGAGTTGTCCTCCTGCGCTTGCAGGATGGTCAACAGGCGCGCTTCGTCCATCTTTGCCATCAGTCAGCTTTCTTCGGCGGTCGGCCGCGGCGCTTGGCTTCGGCGGCAGCGGGCTCACCCTCGGACACGAGCGCGATCTCCACCGGCGCGGGCACATCCACCACCGGCAGCGGCTTGTCGGCCAGGCGCTCGGCCAGCAGCTCGGCAAAGCGCACCTGCTCGGGGTGGTTCACGCGCCCCATCGCCACCAGGCGCAGCACATGGAGAATTTCATCAGCGTTCACTCGGGATTCCTCAAGTCATGGGCCATGTCGCGCAGCCACTGAGCACAGGCCATCACGCGGGTCCGTTCGGCGCCCGGCGCGATCGTCGGGAGCATGGCGCGGCGGTCGAATTCGTCGGCGGCAGCGTCAAGGACGATTGCGGCCTCGTCGGCGGAGAAGTGAGCCGCGCTCCAGTCGATGTTCACGCGGTCATCCTCTTTGCGTAGTTCAGTTTCTGCATCGGCTGGCCGCTCGGCGCCTCGTACACGATCGCCATCAGCCCGAAGGCATCGCTCGAGTGCGACGCCCAGTCATGCTCAGGCCCCAGCCCGATGCCCCGCGCCTCGTCGCGCTTTTCGTGATACCAGCCCAGCGCGGCCCGGCCGGCTTCGGTCGTCTCGTCGTTGAACCACATGGCCGGGAACAGCCGCCGCGTCGCCTCGATGCGCAGGCTCGCCGCTCCCTTGCCCTGGTTCGGCACGACCTCCACCACATAGCCGGCGCCTTCCAGCGCGCTGCGGTAGCTCACGTCGTGCACCTTGTCCTGCGTGTCGCCGTCGTGCGGCAGCCAGAACTGCACCTTGCCCGGCAGGTAGCCCTTGGAGCGCATCCACACCAGGTGGGTCTCCAACGGCTGGCCCTGCGCCTCGTAGTGGTCGAGCACCCGGATCTCTCGCCCGACGAACTGCGCGATCCAGATCACGAAGTTGTCGGCCTTGGCACCGGTGCCGCCGATGTCCACAAAGGCGCGCAGCGTCAGCAGCGGGTCCGCCGCCACCTTGCCGATGCGCCCCTGCTGCTTGGCCGCGGTCAGGTGCGAGGCAAAGTAGGCGCCCTCCACAACCGTGACGTAGCCGCCCTCCCAGATGTGCTCGTACTGATCCGGCCGCTCGGCCAGGTCGCGCTGGCGATCTCGCTCGAGCTTGGCGGGGAACTTCGGGTTGTCCCGCCAGTTCAGCTCCACCACCTTGTAGCGCGCATCGTTCGCCGCCCGGAAGCGCTTTTCCACCGGCGCCGTCTTGCGCTTGGGGTTCCACGTCACCCAGAGTTCTGCGTTCCAGCCCTCGCCCTCTTCGCGCAGCGTCGGGATCAGCGTCGTCCAGGCTTCGTCGGTGACGGGCTCGGCCTCGTCCACCCAGAAGATCAGGATCCGGCCCTTGGACTTGATCGAGGCGATGTTTCGGTCCAGGCCGACGAAGGCGAAGCCGATGCGCCCGTCGCGGCTCTTGATGTACTTGTCGCCCACCTCGTAGTAGGCCGCCAGGAACGGCTCGCTCTCGATTGCCCGCTTGCACTCCTCGAGCGAGGAGTCGTCCAGCGAGTTCATGAACTGCCGCCCGCACACCAGGATCCCCGAGACGCCGGCCTTGCCGTAGATGTAGCCGCGCACGGCGATCATCGTGGCAAAGCTGCGGGTCTTGGCGCTGCCGCGGCCTCCCCAGGCGCCGCGAACGTCAGCCTCTCCCGAGAAGACGGGGATCAGCTTCTTGGGAAGCTCAATCCGTGCTGTCGTCATCGGCCATGGGCGCCAGCTCGATGCGAGCGACCGTGTGCAGCGGGTTCTCGGCGTCCCCTGAAAGGGTGATCGCGCTCAGGTCAGGCACCGACTTACGCAGAAGAATCTCGATGGCCTTCATGCGCGTCGGCGTGATCTCGCCTTCTCCGCTAAGTGCGTGATTCTGCAAGACGTTTATGAGCTGACTTGCCTGGATCTTTGCCCGGATTTCCTCCGTGTGCAGTTTGTTCAGTCGTGCTGCCATTTCTTCGCCACTCCCTTGCGGGTTGGTGGCCTCATGTGGCGACCCTGGAGCTGCCAGGTCAGGTAAACGCCCTCACAAGGGCAATCTCAATCGCAAGCGATGCTGCGAGGGTGAGCCAGAAGTAAGGGTTGGCGAGCACTCAGAGTGCCATTCCCAACACCGCCTGAGCGATATGTTCAGCAGCGATGTCGGCAAAACGATCCATGCCGGCCTGAGACAAGTGGTTGGCGTCACCCGTGACGGTCCAGCTTGTCGAATGAGCGGCGTTGATCCATGGGTTCGGACTCTGGTTGTTGATGAACCGCAACCGCGACTGATGCGATGCGGCCGCGAACCCGGTCTCGATTGACGCGGCCAGCGATGTGCTGCCGCCCAGGATGTTGCCGATGCCCACCACGTAGGCGTCGGGGCGCGCGGCCATGAGGGCGTTCAGGGTGTCGCGGATCTTGCCTTCCAGGGCCGTGCCGGCGGTGTCGTTCTGCGAACCGATGAACACATACACGTCGGCGTCGTAGTCGATGAAGTCCTGGATGCGGTTCGCGTGCGACCATGGCGTGGTGCCCGCATTCCAGCCAGTGCCGCCGATGCCCGAGACGATGTGCCGGTCCCACCAGCCCAGGCGCTGGGCGATGCTCGATCCGATGTGCGAGGCCCCGTACTGCAGGTAGGTGCCAATGGTGATCGAGTCACCGATGAACGCCACCTTCGGCGCCGCGGCGGGCACTGCGCACGGCAGCACAATCCCGTTGTTCGACGGGACCACGATGCCCAGGAACTTCGCAGGCTGCGAGTAGACCAGCTCGATTCGACGCATGCGGTTGACCGAATGCTCCGGATGGAAGAAGGCGGCGGTGATCTGCAGGCCGGTTCCCGCACCCGTGGTGGACGCCTGGCTCATGGTGCCGGTGGGCTGGCTGGTATAGGCACCCTTGTTCACCACGTCCAAGCCGGCCACCGCCGAGCCCGACAGCTGCGCGACAACCATCGTCAACGGCGTCCCTGCGGCAGCACCAGAGCCGCCGTCGAACGTCACCACGTCACCCACGGCGTAGCCCGTGCCGGCGCTCGTGATGGAGGTTGAGGTCGACGCCTTCCCGTAAGTCGTGGCGTTCGTCCCGAAGTCGGCCTTCACGTAGCGGTAGTTGCCGCTGTTGCGGAAAACCGCAGTGCGGTCCCGCGCAATGAACTGCCCATCGACCAGCAGGTTGAACTGGCTGTATTGCGAATCGTAGAAAGCAAAATCCACCGACGCCGCGTCGGTCATGAATCGAGCCCTGATCGGCGCCGATCCTCCGCTCTTGGCTCCGGCGCTAGTCGTGATGTGGTTGGGCGTGCGAATCGGATAGCCGCCCGCTGCCGTCTCGTTCAGGAAGACGGAGCCCTGATGGTCGAAGACCGCGTTCTGGGCGTTGAAGTCGGTCGCGCCGTTGACCTTTGATGCATTGACACTGCTGGTGTTGCCGCCGAAGGTGATAGTTGGCGGGGCCGCCATCACATCGAACCGCGGCTGCGCCCCGGGAAACGTGCGAGCCCAATACTGGACGCGGTCAATGTCGGCGCTCGGGGTTCCCGCTCTCTGGCGGTTGATGCTGACTGCCATCTCAGTACCCCATCGTCAGAGTGACAGCAGCGCCCGTGCCGCTGATGGCGGTCACGTTGCCGCGCAAAACGGCGTAGCGGTCATCGCTGGTGAAGCTGTCGCTCGTCACCGCAGTGCCCAGCGTCAGGGTAATCGTGCCGATGGTGTCCCAGGCCGTCTGGCCCTGGTCGTTGCTGCCCTGCACGGCGATGGTGGCCGAACCCGCGCCCGCCGTCGTCGCGCCCCATGCCTGGAAAGTCTTTGCGCCAGAGCGGCCGGATCGGGAAGAGCCGGCGCCAGTGGTTGTGACGGCGTTCAGCAGCGTGTCGGTGTTGTTGGATTCTTTGGCCATGGGTGATCTTTCAGGGGCGGATGCCGAGGAACAGCGCCATCGGCAGCCAGAACAGGAACAGCGGGATCAGCAGCGGCATGGCGAACTCCTTTTGTTCATTCGGCCTCGCGCTCCGGCCAGGCTTCTACGGTGAGTGCCGCCCGCCCGCCCGCCTGCCGGGGAGACTCCGGCCGCGTCGTCACTACGTCGGGTGCTGCAGCCGTTACGTGTCCTGCCACTGGAGCTGCGAAGGCATGCGCCACGCGATCCCGGTGGCCTTGCCCTGACGGGCCGTGCTGGCTGCGATGGGTCGGAGGTGGCGGGAGAAATGCGCTATCAGCCGCGCCAGGTGACGGCCTTCACGGCCCACATCTGCGCGGTCTGAGCTTCGGTGATGGCGATCGACAGCATGCGAGCCTGATCGCCGCTGGTGTCGGGACTGGATCGGCGCTGGTGCAGCGTGTCGATGATCGCGGCGAACTCGCGCTTGATCTGGTCGACCTCGAGGTTGTTGCTCGGGTTGAAGGTGAGGCCGACGGCCTTTTCACCAAACGTCAGTTCGCGCTCGTCCATGTCGATCTCCGGAAGGATTGCCCGAAGCGGGCGGGATAGATGCGCGGGCGTGCGCTCCGGTGCTATGCAAGCGGTGGAGGTGTTGAGCGACTTGCCCGGCAAAGGAAAAGCCCGCCTAGATTGCTCTGGGCGGGCCTTGTTTGTTGGCGCGAGGTTCCCACTCGCTGCGGGTAGTCGGGGTGGTCAGTCCCCAAAGCCGGCGGCCGCGTGACCGCAACCCAAACCAGCACCCTCTGGCGGGAACCACCCCGCTCGACTCCTTTGCGAATTTCAGAGGCACCTATGCCCTGAAACCCGCCGCTATTATTTTGCGAGGCGACCGCCTCTTTATTACGTAGGACGAGCGTAGCACATCGTTACCGCGCTCGTCAATGCTGTTCAAAGATCCAGCCGCGGCGCCAGCATCGCCATGGCCGCACTGCCGGCAGCAGCCTGCGAGCGGTCGATCTCCCCCGACAGCCAGCGCGCCAGCTCCCGCGTCTCGCCCATGAACTGCTTGTCGAACGGGAGCCGACCGGTGCCCTGGCAGTGCCCGCAGGTGTCCCCCAGCTTGGGCGTCCCGGCGATGCGTTGGTAGCCGACGCCGCCGCAGTGGGTGCAGGTGCCGTGCCGGTACCAGCCCAGCACCGCCGTTGCCAGGTCCTTCGCCTGCACCTGCGACACCTTGACCTTGAGGGTGCGCGCCCGCTTGAATGCCAGTTCCGTCAGGATCTCCACCACCTCCTGCGGCTTGCCCCCGGCGAACAGGCGTGTGAGCGCCACCCCGAGCCCTTGATGGCGTGCGGCCAGGCCCGCGGCGCCCAGGACATCGCTGTCGCTCCAGGTCGAACGCGGGTCCACCGCCAGGTTGTCCGAGTGCACCGCTGCCGAATACCTCTCGAGTAGCTTCATGGGTTCCCCTCCTCGTTTGTGTTGATCTGGTGACCGGCTTATGCGCGCTGAGACAGACCCATTGCTCCGAGCGCCTTCTCGGCCGCTCTCATTTGCGCCTCAGCGCTTCGCCCTGAAAGGTGGTCCTGCTCGGCCTTGTGGCTTTCGTTCGTATAGAGGAGCTGGCCGATCAGGTCTGCAATCTGCTCCTTTTGGCTCCATGACAAGCTGCCCTCGCGCATCAGCCGAACGAGCGGCATTGCCACCCGCGCGATGTCGAAGCCGCGACGATTGAGGTTTGCGCCTGAGTTCTGATTCATTGCTCCATCTCCTTCATTTCCATCACCTTGACGCCGCCGGCCTTGGCGCGGCCGAGAGCACTTCGGATCCTTGCCCACGTAAGCCGGATCAGCCGCTCGTACTGCGCCCGGCTGATGCTTGTGCGCTGGGCGTCGTGCCACTCGTACAGCTCGCGCAGGGCTTGCAGGCCGGGGCCGTCCAGCCCGATACGGCCGGTCGTCTTCGCCCGGTCGTAGGCGCGCTCCAGGGCCTGCTGCGCGGCTTCGCAGGACGGCATGGCTTCCCGGCCGATGCCCTCGGTGGCCATCGTCTCGCACAGGTTCAGCATGTCGGCCAACATGGTCCAGTCCTCGCGCTCTCCCATGCCGGTGCGCAGGGACTCGATGGCCGACAGCTCGCGCAGGCGCAGCTTGTCCAGCAGTGGCCCTGGAGTGATTGCCGCCCCTTGAAGCGCATAGGCAAGAGGATTGACCAGGGCATAGACCTTGCGCACGCAGCGTTTGCGACTCATCGCATCAGCCCTCCGAACGGATTGGAGTGATCCTTCCACTGCTGGCCGCGGATGATCCGGCCGATCAGGGCCTTGTGAACGCCGTAGCGCTCGGCGATCTCCTTGTGCGTGCCCTCGGCCTGGCGGATGGCGCGGGCGTCCTCGATGGTCAGCTTGGACTGCGCGCGGCGGCTCTCGGTCAGCTTGGCGATGCGCTGGGCGTAGGCGGCGCCCTGGCCGGCCTTCTTGCCCATGGCGGCCATGTGCGCCTTGGGATTGCGCTGGATGACGTGACCCGGGCAGACGCAGGACGGATTGCCGCAGGACGGCGACAGGTACACGCCCGGCTTGATGAAGGCTCCGGACAACTCGAGCACCACGCGGCGCACCGGGCACATGGTCTTGCCGTTGACCGCCATCTGCGGCGTCTTGTTGGTGATGTAGCCCTGCCAGAGCCAGCATTCGCCCTCTTCGATGCAGCGGGCCTTGATGCTCTCCAGGGTGTGGATGGTGACGGGTTTGCTCATGGCTTGTTGTTCTCCAGTTGATCGAGTGCCCACTGCGCGGCCTGGCGCTTCCACGGGCGGGCGGCGGGGTCGGCGGCGATCTCGCGCCAGCGGGCGACGGTGCGCTCATGGGCGGCGGCGAAGAACGCGGCCTTTTCCTCGGCGGTGCCGGCGCCCTGGTCGAGAAAATGATGGCAGTCGAAGCCGAGAAACGCCGAGTGCTGGTCGCTTGCCTTGTAGGCCATACCTTTGCCGTGCGCGCTGCTGTTGGAGTGCGCCAGGACGGTGGTGGCCGGGTCGCAGTGGCAGTAGCCGCCGTAGCGCAGGCCAGTGCAGATCTCGCCGCGGGCGAGGTTGCGAAGGTGAGGATTCACGGAGTGGGGTTCTTTCTTCTTGGGGCCGGTCGTCTGGCCGGCATAGGTCGCGGGTCTCGTCGCGGGTTGCAGCTCTCGCATCGGCTTTTCCGAACTAGCGGCGGGTTTCTGTGCAAACACGCTTGCACTGCGCAGCGGCGTGCGGCGGATCAGGGCGGAGCGCTTCATGCCGGCGCCCTCCATCGGCATCCCTCGCAGGCGGGATCGGTGCGGCCCTGCTCCTTGCCCGCGTTCAGCGGTGAGGTGGGGTGCAGTTCAAGCTTTGCTCTGCGATATGCCTCCGTCGCCGCCTCCGGCGTATCGAACACACCTAAGCTTCTGCGCTCACCGAAGGCGGTAATTCGCGCCCAGTACCGACGGCCACGTTGTTGGTAGCCCTTCAAAGTCGGGACGTTGTGCCGGTTCTCAGCCTTACTAACCGATCGCAGATTCGATATGGCGTTGTTCATTCGATTGCGATCGATGTGGTCGATTTCCGTGGGCCACTCGCCATGCACATAGAGCCAGGCCAACCGATGCGCCAAGTGGTTGTGGCCTTCGATTCCGATGTACGCGTAGCCATGAAAGCCTGCGCGGATTCCGGTCACGTCTCCAGCGCGGGAGTGTCCACGCCGGTCAACCCGCCACCGGAAAACCCCGGTCGCGCTGTCATAGTCAAGCAGCTCTCTAAGCCGCTGCGGTGTTAGTTCTCGCTTACGCCGAGCCATCTTTCCTCCATTGGCAGCCATCGCATCCCTGATCGGATCTAGCTTCGGCGCTCTTCCCGTACTCGCAGTCCTTGGACATGCGAAACGGCAGCGGCACCAGGCGCGGCGTGCGGGTGTGGCCGTCGGTATAGAAGCCATCCGCCACGGGAATGGCGCGCTGGGCGAAGGGGGCGCGGTTATGACAGCCGTGCTTCATGCGGCCTCCCGCAGGATCTCGCCGGTATCGGCATCCACCAGCCACTGGCGCGACTCGCGCAGCTCCACGCCGTGCTGCGCCGCCCAGGCCATCACGTACTCCAGCAGGCTCGCCATGCGCGCCTTGCCCATGCTGGCCGTGCTCTCGCGCAGGTTCAGGAACTCGCCTTCCAGGCCGGGTACCAGGTCGGCCCCTTGCTTGGTCGCCACGGAATGGCCCGAGACGAACAGCACCTTCCACTCGGCCGCGGTGCGCTTCTTGCCCATCCACTCGGCCTGGCGGGCGATGTCGGCAAAGAGCGCGTGCAGAAGGCGGTTCTGCGCGTCCGAGCGGGTTTCAACGCGGACATCCAGCACCAGGCGATGGCCGGCCATCAGCGTGGACTTTGCCCAAGCCCACGCCTTGAGCAGTTCCTGATAGCCCTGCTGGGCGTTCCACAGCCGGAAGGACAGGCGGTCGCTCATGCAGCCTCCCGGTACACGCCATAGAGGCGGGCCAGCTTGTCGCGCATGCGGTCGAAAGCCTCAGCCGCGGTCACGTCCGCATAGCCGCCCTCGGCCGCCACCAGCGCGCGCCAGGGCTTGCGGTTCTGGCGGTAGAAGACGATGCCCTCCAGGCGCACCCGGGCGGCCTGGCGCTGGCACTGCGCCCACCAGGTCGGGCGGCTCAGCTTTTGGCAGCGTTTGACCTCCAGTGAGTAGCCGGGGACGGTGAGGATGTCGCCGCCGGTCACGCGCTGCGGGTCGGTGTTGCGGGTGATCTCGATGCCCAACTCCTCGGACAGCAGCTTGGCAAGCTCGCGCTCGCCTTCGGCGCCCTTGCGGCGGGAAGTTGCGCTCATCGGGTCGCCTCCTTGACTTGCAGCACCAGCACCTCGCCCTTGGCCAGCCATGCAGCGCGGGCTTGCACTACCGATGCCGGCGCGGCTTCGTGCTTGGGGCAGGTGGACTGCGGGGGGTAGAAGCGCCACTTCGGGCCGCGCAGGCACACCGCCATGCGGTGCTTGGCCATGCCGCCGCTGTCGCGGGGGGACCAGCTCGCGCAGGTGGCGCAGGTCTTGTCGGTGCTCATGCAAGCCTCCAGATGCGGCCCTCGCGCTCCACCAAGCCCCAGGCACTGAGGTAATAGAGCGTGGCGGTGCAGACGCGAGACGGCCAGCCGGTGATCTCACGGAACTCCCGGAAATGCAGCGGGCCAAGCGCCAGCAGCTGCAGGGCGGCGTGCGTCTTGGTCATTGGGCGGCTTCGCGGCGGGCCTGCGCGCGATAGCTGGGCCAGTCGAAGGGCACCCAGCGCGCGGTCTCTGTCAGGCGGTCGTAGGCGCGCTCCCCGATGAACTGCTTGAGGCCGGCCTTGTCCTGGTTGGTCAGCAGGATGCTGGGCCGCATGTCCCGATAGCGACGGTCCAGGATGTCGAAGATGATGGTCTGCTCGCCATCGGTGCCGTACTGCACGCCGATCTCGTCCAGCACCAGCAGCGGAACCTCGCCCAGGATCGACAGCACTTCGCGCTCGCTGCGCTCCGAATCCTTGCGCCAGGTCTCGCGCACCGCACGGATGGCGCCCATGCAGGTCGTGTACATGCCGACGTGCTTCGGCAGGATGCCCTGCAGGATGGCTGCGGCGATATGGCTCTTGCCGGTGCCGGGCATGCCGGAAAGGATCAGCCCATCGCCGCGCTTGAGGTGCGCCGGGAAGTTCTCGATGTAGTCGCGCGCGACGGTGGCTGCGTATCGCTGCCCCTCAGTGGCTGCGTTGAAGGTGGCCAGGGTCTTGCCGATGAACCGCGTCGGGATTGCGGCTTGGTCAAGCTTGGCCTCCAGGTCTCGGCGTTCCCGCTCTGCCAGTTCGGCTGCACGCTTGGCCTGCTCGGCGCGCACTTCGTCAGCCTTGCAGCCCTCGCAACGCGTCCAGACCTCTCGGCCGCGCAGCAGCCGCACCCCCGTTGCCATGAACGCGCCATGTCGAGCGCAGTTCTCTTGGCGTCGGCCGATGTCGGTGATGTGCGGCGAAGTGGCCATGGCCAGCGAATCCACGCGCTGGATCAGGTCGTCAATTGAACGTGCCATCTGCTTCAACTCCTTCGCGGTAGTTCTTGGCGGCAAAGCCCGAGTGCTTGCTCGCCGGGGTGGTTGTCGGGGCGCGGCCCTTCATGCGGTCGGCGTACCAGCCGGCGTTGAATCCCTGCCAGCTCGCCTCGCAGCAAAACGCGATGGCTTGCGCAGCCGTCAGGCCGGCCTTGTCGGCTTCACGGCGCAGGCCGGCAATGGCGGTGGCGGTCAGGGGGCCGGCTTTCTTCGCTTTGCGAACGGCCATCCAGTCGGACAGGAGGTCGGCAGGAACGTCGGGGAGGGAGGGCGCTTGCGCCTCCACCTTTCCTGATTCCTTCTTGGTTCCATTCCTGGTTCCATTCCTGGTTCCGTACCCCGTTTTTGGGGGTGTTTCGACGGAAATTTGGGTGTCTTTCACCGGAAAAACGGGGGTCTTATCGGGAAAAACGGGTGTCTTTCCGACAGTGTCAAAAGCCCCAAATTCGGGGGTCTTGCCGCTCTCCGCCTGCATGGCAGCAGAAGGAGCAACGACACCGTTTTCGGTGGTGTTCAGCAGGTAGACGGCGACTTGGCCGGTGACGCCGGCACGCTTGCCGGTGTCCTTGATGAAGCCGCCCTCACGCAGCCACTTGATCGCGGCCTCGACGGTCTTCACGTCCTGGCCGGTGCGCTCCGCGATGTAGCGATAGGAGGGCCAGCACACCATCTGCCCGCCCTCGGCGTTCACGCAGTCGGCCATCGCCACCAGCACGAACTTGGCTGACGACTTACCCACCGGCTGCGAGAACGCCCAGCGCATAGCTTCGTAGCTCAAATCAGCACCCCGCTCCCGCTGCCGGCGAGCGCTGGGCGATGAGCGCGTGCATGCGCTCTTTCCAGCCCTGCGCCTCGATTAGCCAGAAGGCGCGCAGGTTGCCGTGGGCCTTGTCGACGCATTCCTCCATCAGCCGGCCGTACATGGCGATCAGCTCTTCGCGGGCCTCGTCAGACAGCGGCGCGGGGACTTCGCCGACACCAGCCATCAATGGAGTCCTACACGCCTTGACGAGCCGCTCGGCTTCAATGAACGTCGGGGGAAGCTCGGCCTCGGCAGTACGGGCAAAAAAAGAGAGAACGGTCATTTCGCCCTCTCCTTCACTTGCGAACAGTTTTGCGGCGGTCCAGCTCGGGCCAGATTCGCATCCAGTCGTCCGGCCGCAGGTCGCGGCGCGTCACCTTGCCGCCCGTGGCAACCTCGATGGCAACGCAGTACTCAGGGCTCGGACGCCGGTCGGCGTAGCCGTGTTGCCACTGGCGGATCTGGGCATCGCTTTTGACGCCGACTCGCTCGCGCAACTGCGCGACGGTGAGCGCCCCTTCGCTGGACAAGTACTCGTTTAGGTTCATGTCCACCATCTTATAGCGATTGCTACAGATTGGCAATAGCATTCGCTGCGCGCGCATTCGCTACTGTTGCGGCATGGACTCGGACCTGCGCGCGAAGTGGCGACGTGAGCGAATGAGCCTGCTGGCCGAGAAGTTCGGCACGCGGGTAAAGCTGGGTATCGCCCTCGGCTACCGGGACGGCGCCTTCGTCGGGCAGATGATTTCAGGGCATCGGCCGATCACGGAAAAGACCGTCGAGGCCGTCCATGCGCTGCCCGGCTACGCGGGATGGTTTGATCCGCCTACACAGACTGTTGAACCCGAGCCCATCGACATGGGTGCGCATCCAGAGCTGGTGCCCATCAAGAGAGGTAAGCTGCGCCTCGTGGGTGGCATGAGCGGCTTCGCGGTCGACCCTGACGACGAGCAGGGGACGCCGATCTTTTTCCGGGCGGACTGGATGCGCGAGCGCGGATTCAAGCCGGCCGCGCTGCTGGCACACAAGGTGCGCGGTCATAGCATGGAGCCATCCTTATTCGACGGCGACCTGGTGGTCATCAACACCGCCGACACCGAGCCGAAGGATGGCGAGGTGTTTGCCGTCAACTACGAAGGCGAGGCCGTCATCAAGCGCTTGGTGCGCGACGGCGGCTCTTGGTGGCTCTCATCCGACAATCCCGACCAGCGCCGCTACCCGCGCAAGGAGTGGCTGGACAAAAATAGCTTTCTCATCGGGCGCATCGTGCACAAGCAGAGCGAGAAGATCTAGCAACACCGCGCCCGCGCGGCTCGCGGGACTGGAAGGAGATGAGATGCGCGCACTCGTTGTGCTGGCAATCTGGCTTTTGGCTGCCGCGCACGCAACAGCCCAAACTGCGAACCAGCCGCCGGTTGATGGCAACTGGCTAAGGAAGGGGATCGAGGCTCAAGCCCGAATGGAGGGTGGTAGCACCAAGGAAGAGGATTTCGGCGACGCTATGGCGTTCCTCGGGTACGCATCCGGCTTTTTCGCAGCGCACAGGCAAAACAACATGATGTTCGCCGTGCTCGCAATGGCAGAAAAGAGCAATCCGAAAACTCTGACCCCAGAGGCCATGAAACTCGCCAGAGCATTCGTCCCACTCGCCTTCCTTCCAGACAATTTGAGCCCCGCCCAAGCTTCAGCAATCTTGCGGAAGTATTTGGATGACAACCCCGGCAAGTGGCATGAATCGGCGCACCTTTTGATGCTGAATGCGTTCAAGCAAGCTTTTCCCGTTCCTGCTCGCTAGCACGCTCCTGCTACATGTCGCAGAGGCTGCGCCCCGCTCGGCCGCCGAGCGCCTGGCCTTCATCCGCGAGAACCCCTGCCCTGTGACGGGCCTGCGCCGCGGGAGCTGCCCTGGCTGGGAGGTGGACCACATCCAGCCGCTTTGCGCGGGCGGGCCGGACAAGAAGGAAAACCTGCAGTGGCTCTCAGTGGAGGACCACCGCTTCAAGACGAGGGTGGATGTGAGGGAGTGCAGGCGCCGCCACCGAATCCTGACACCTCATGCCCATGAGCCTAGCTGACCAATTGACGAACTGCTACCATTTGCCCATGAAACGCCGTAGCCCCGCCCTTCTCAAGCCAGTGCGCAGGGAAGTCGTCAGCCCTGCGGAGTTCCAGCGCATCGTTCGGGAAAGTCCCCATCTGATCGAGCGCTCCCGCTTCGTCTCGCCGACCATCGGCAAGCGAGACTTTGGTTCGTTCGAGCTTCACTACTCCGTGCCGGTCCTTCGTCCGGCCGAAGAAGAGCTTGCATGAGCCAGAAGCCGGGACCAGTCAAGCCAACGCATCCCCCACAAGTCTCCGAGGCCACCATCCAGCGCATGCTGGCGGTGCAGGAGCAGAAGATCACGCTTGAGCTAAAGCAAGCTGAGATTTCTCTGAGGGAGATCGACCACAACCAGAAGATCGCCGACAAGTCGATTGAGGCGCAGGCCGCAGATCGGAAGGACGAGCGCGCGGTTCAGAAGACCATGCACCTGCACCGCTTGGTGTTTGCTGGCGCGATCGTGGCCGCTCTGATCATCTTCATCCTCATTGCGCTGGCGATGGATAAGGATGCCCTGGTCCTGGACATCGTGAAAGTCCTGATTGGCTTTGCAGGGGGCTGGGGCGCGTCGATCGCCTGGAGCAGCCACAAGCGATCCCAGGAAGAATAGTCCAGCTCGCCCGCTCCCCACCAACCCGCTTCGGCGGGTTTTTTGTTGGCTGGCCGGCGAGCTGTTGCTACAGCGGCATAGGTAGTTTCCCGTAGTCCGACACATGCAGTAGCTTTTGCTATTGACTCTCCAAATAGCGTTTGCTACAGTTCATCCATCGGCCCACAAACAGCGGCCGCAGGAGAACAGCGATGTCGATCAGCACGTTAGAGAGCCGAACCAGCCGCGCGATGCTGGATGCCGCCGAGCAGGCCGAAGCTGCGCGCGACCAGGCCGACGAGATGCGCGCCTATTGCGTCGGCCGCACCAAGCCCATCACGGATGCCATCAAGGCGCTGGATGGCGCCTTCTTCACCCCCGAGGCCGCCGCAGCCATCGTGCGCGCCCTGTCGGACCGGATTGAAACCGCGCCGCGGATCTCCGCCGAGCTGACGGAAACCGCGGTGAGCACGCTGGACGACCTGCACGACGACCTGGAGGGCGAGCTGTGAACTCCATCTTCGAGAACAAGCTGGCCGTCGCTGTGACCGACTTCAAGATCGGCTCGCCTAACGCCCGGGTGATGGTGCGCGCAACGATGCACACCGAGGACTTCGCGTCGAGTGTGACCTGCGGCTTCGATCTGACCGCGGACGGCGCATTGAAGCTGGCGGCGCGGCTCACCGAAGTGGCAAGCCAGCTCATGGCGGCGGAGGTGACGGCATGAGCGCCCGCATCTGCCCTCCCTGCACGGCGTCCTGCAACCAAGGCAGGAGCTGCCCGGCACGCGATCCGATCGCCCCTCGCTTCCATCGCTCGCTGCAGGACGCCTTCCCCGGCACCAGCAGCGAGATCGAGGACGCCGACACGCGCCCCATGGACCGCGAGGACCGCATCGTCACCGTGGCTTGCGCTGTCACCGCCCTGGCCGTGCTTTTCCTCGTGGTGTTCGCATGAAAGCGCTCATCCGCTTCATCGAGATCTACGCCTACCTGCACCGCGAGTGCAAGTGGACCCGAATGCGGGCTCTGCGCCGCGCATGGCAGTGCATCTAGGAGACGCCATGGAAGACGACGGCGGCATCCAGCAATACCAGCAGCTAGGCCAGTGGCAGGAATTTCAGGAACAACAGGAGAGAGAACATGAGCAACAACCCGAACATGAAGCTGTGGCAGCGGGTGTGCGTCACGGACCCGGCCCACGTCAAGCCGATCACCGGCAAGCAGTACAAGGGCAACAGCCCTAAGCCGTACTGGATCGTGCAGCGCCTGACCGAGGAATTCGGCCCCTGCGGGCTCGGCTGGGGTTACTCCATCCTGAGCGAGCGCATGGAGCGCCTGACGGACACCGACGTGCTGCATGTCGCCGTGGTGCGCCTGTGGTACGTGCTGGACGACAAGCGCGGCGAGGTCGAGCAGATCGGGCAAACCAAGGCCACCTACAAGACCAAGGATGGCGGCACGATGGTCGATGAGGACGCGCCCAAGAAGTCCGTGACCGACGCGCTGGTCAAGTGCGCCAGCTACATCGGCTTTGCCGGCGACATCTTCTCCGGCCATTGGGACGACAGCAAGTACGTCGAATGGGCGCGCGAGCAGTACACCCGGCCGGAAACCATCACCGAGAAGCAGGCCGCGGACATCCAGGCGCTGATCGATGAGGTGGGCGCCGACAAGGTGGCGTTCCTCGCCTGGGTCGCGCAGATGAGCGGCCACGAGATCAACGAGGTGGGCGAGATCCCCGCCCCGGCATTCAAGGTGGCCACCAAAGCTTTGGAAAAGAAGCGCGCTGCTGTGCCGGCGCAGAAGGAGCCCGCATGAACGTCACTCTTTACACCGCCGCGGCCGACCTGCGCGAGCTGCTCGAGCAAGTGGACCCGGAAACCGGCGAACTGCCGGAGGGCCTGGGCCAAGCCCGCGCGCTGGTCGCCACCAAGGGCCAGGCCGTGGCCGCCTTCATCCTCGAGAACGAAGCCCAGGCCGACATGGTGGAGTCCCACGCCAAGGCCCTGCTGCAGCGCGTCAAGACCGCCCGCCGCCGCTCCGACTGGCTGCGCGAGTACCTTCGCCAGCACATGGACGCGGCCGGCATCCTGTCGATCAAGTCCGACGACGGCACCTTCGCCTGCAAGCTGGAAAAGCAGCGCGACGAGTCGGCGGAGGTCTTCGACGACAAGCAGATCCCGCGCGACTACGTGCGCGAGACGGTCAAGGTCGAGCCGGACAAGACGCTCATCAAGAAGAGCATCAAGGATGGCTTCGAGGTTCCCGGCGCCAAGCTGGTCCGCAAGGATCGGCTGACCATCAAGTGAGTGAGGCATGAGCTACGACCAATTCGTCGCCCGCAAGCTCGCCATGGTGGCGCCCTCGGGCATCCGCGACGGCTTCTCGCTGCCGGCCTCGCTGTTCCCGCATCAGTCGACGCTGACCGCCTGGGCGCTGCGCCGCGGCCGCGCCGCCATCTTCGCCGATACCGGCCTGGGCAAGTCGCGCATGGAGCTGGCGTGGGCCGACGCAGTGCGCAAGCACACCGGCCAGCCGGTCCTGATCCTGGCGCCGCTGGCCGTGGCCACGCAGACCGCCGCCGAGGGCGCGCAGATCGGCCTAGACGTGACGGTCTGCCGCGACGGCTCCGACGTGAACGACCGCGGCGTGAACATCACCAACTATGACCGGCTGCACCGGTTCGACCCGGCCGTCTTCGGTGGCGTGGTGCTGGACGAGTCGAGCATCATCAAGCACCACGACGCCAAGACCTTCGGCCTGTTGACCGCGGCATTCCGCGCCACGCCGTTCAAGCTGCCGGCCACCGCCACCCCGGCGCCCAACGACTGGACCGAGATGGGCACGCATGCCGAGTTCCTGGGCATCTGCTCGCGCCAGGAAATGCTGGCCGAGTTCTTCACCCACGACGGCGGCGACACCAGCGTCTGGAGGCTCAAGGGCCACGCCCGCCAGCAGTTCTGGCGCTGGGTGGTGAGCTGGGGCGCGCTGATCCGCAAACCGTCCGACATCGGCTTCGATGACGGCGCCTACAACCTGCCGGCGCTGCACCTGCATGAGCACCAGGTCGAAGTCGACATGCCCACCAACGGGATGCTGTTCGCCATGGAGGCGCAGACCCTCTCCGAGCGCCGCGATGCCCGCCGCATGAGCATGGAGGACCGGGTGCGCGAGTGCGCCAGGCGCGTCAACGCCGAGGCCGGCGAGTCCTGGGTGGTGTGGTGCGACCTGAACGACGAGAGCACCGCCCTGACCCAGGCCATCGACGGCGCCGTCGAAATCCGCGGCTCCGATGACGTGGACACCAAAGAGGCCCGCCTGCAAGCCTTCGCCAGCGGCAAGGCCCGTGTGCTGGTCAGCAAGCCGTCCATCTGCGGATGGGGCCTGAACTGGCAGCACGCCGCGCGCATGGCCTTCGTCGGCGTGACCGACAGCTACGAGGCGTATTACCAGGCCGTGCGCCGCTGCTGGCGGTTCGGCCAACAGCGCGAGGTGCATGTGCACATCTTCGCCAGCAACGCCGAGGGCGCCATCGTCGCCAACCTCAAGCGCAAGGAGCGCGAAGCCGCGCAGATGGCCGAGAGCCTTTCCGCCGAAACCCGCGATGCCGTGATGAGCGAAGTCACCGGCTCGACCCGACAGACCAACGCGCACAACGCCGGCCGCGCCGTCAACGTGCCCCACTTCCTGAGGACCGCATGAGCTGCATCGATCAAGTCATCACCGACCGCTACACCGCCATCCATGGCGACTGCATTGAGGCCTTGGCCGACCTGCCGGACCAGTGCATCGGCTATTCCATCTTCTCGCCCCCGTTCGCCAGCCTTTACACCTACAGCAACAGCCCGCGCGACATGGGCAACTGCCGCAGCGATGCCGAGTTCTTCGGGCACCTGGATTTCCTGATCGCCCAGCTGCGCCGCGTGATGATGCCCGGCCGTGACGTGAGCTTCCATTGCATGCTCATGCCGGCCAGCAAGGAACGCGACGGCTACATCGGCCTCAAGGACTTCCGCGGCGACTTGGTGCGCGCCTTCCAGAAGCACGGATTCATCTACCACTCGGAAGTGACGATCTGGAAAGACCCGGTGACGGCCATGCAGCGCACCAAGGCGCTCGGCCTGCTGCACAAGAGCGTGCGCGAGAACGCCGCCATGTGCCGCCAGGGCATCCCGGATTACCTGGTGACGATGCGCACGCCCGGCGAGCAGGCCCAGCGCGTCACCCATGACGACTACCCGGTCGATCTGTGGCAGAAGGTCGCCAGCCCGGTCTGGATGGACATCAACCCGTCCGACACCCTGCAGTACCGCAGCGCCCGCGAGCACGACGACGAGCGCCACATCTGCCCTTTGCAGCTGGAGGTGATCCGCCGCGGCGTGCAGCTGTGGACGAACCCCGGCGACATCGTGCTGAGCCCGTTCATGGGCATCGGCTCCGAGGGCTTCGTGAGCCTGGAGATGGGCCGGCGCTTCGTCGGCGTGGAGTTGAAGAAGAGCTACTACGACCAGGCCGTGCGCAACCTGGAAGCCGCCACCAAAGAGTCGGCACAGGATCTGTTCGCGGAGGCCGCATGAACACCGATCGCCAACTACTGGAGCAGGCGCTGGCCGCGCTGGAGTGCGCCCTGCCGGCTTTTAACCCCGAGGACAGAACGAACCACGACGCCGCAATCGCAGCACTACGCGCCCGGCTGGAAGTGCAGCAGGACCGCTGTGTGTGGCCTGCATGTTCCTGCTACGCGCCGCAAGCGCCAGGACTCTGCCGCTATTCGCCGCGCCCGTCCGCCACCGCCCTCGCATCGCAGGGCACGGCACCGCTAGAACAGCCGCAGCGAGCTTCGCACCCGATTCAACCGCTGATGCCAGATGCTCACGGCGTCCTTCGATTCAAGGAAAACAGACTCGTCAGCCACCTTCTTGAGGTTGCACGCGAGAACGGATGCAGCCTCAATGAGTTGGCATGCATGGGGTTTTCGCAGGATGACCGCGAGCAGTTCGCGCAATTGATCGGCTACAGCTTGAGGGGCTTTGGTGAGCTGAGTTACGTGCGCGACGAGACTTATCACGCTGCGGAAGCAATGGCCAGCGGGGCAGAACAGCCGCAGCCTGATGTTCATTCTGTGGCTGGCGCGTCGAGTGAGGCTTCTACAACGCCGCCTTATGGGTGCCACTGCGACATTGAGAACACCGTCAACGGAGAGCCAGACGGGTGCGTGTTCGATGGTGGCCGAGTCGAGGACTGCATCTACGCAACCATCCTCAAGCGCAGGGGTCAAGGCCGCGATGCCTGCGAGTACTGGCAGCCCATTGCCGCACCGAGCCGTAAGAGCGCAGCCGGAGCGCAAGAGCCGAATGTCCAAGACCTGACCCCTGCATCCGAGCGCCTCTCGCAACTGGAGGCGATGCTGGAGAAGGCGCGGGCATTCATCCGCGAAGTGCCGATTGCCCAAGGGTGGGAGCCGGACTTCGACGCAATCCTCGCAGAGCTGGACGCTGCGCTGGGGAAGGAGAAGCAATGACAAACGAACAGAACCAAGGGCCGAAGGAACTCTGGCTGCAACTGCACGGCGACTGCACCGAGGCCGAGCGAGACTCGCCGGTCGATTACACGGCTGGCGATGTGACGTGGTGCTGGCACAGCATCAACGACAGCGACGTGCGGTATGTCCGCGCTGACCTTGCGCAGCCGCAGGAGGCGCAGGAGCCGGTGGCGTGGATCAGCCCAGAATACTTCACTGCGTATAGCAGGCAGGGCTTTCAAGTTTCGACACACAAGATTGCGCCTAGCTTGGTGCCGCTGTACGCATCGCAGCCACCGGCACGCGAGCCGATGACGCCCGAGCAGCGAACCGAGCTTCTGGCCCGCGAGGACTGGCGCGGCGAGTCCCTGCATCGGTTGATCGAGGCAGTGGAGCAGTACCACGGCATCGGGAGCAAGACCGCAGCACTCGTACTCGCTCAGGCAATGGAGCCCGCAGGTTCAGGTGCAGGACATTCGACCGCGCGCGCCGGAGAACCTTCTACGATGCCACTGCCCGAGCCTAGCCTGCTCGAAGTCTTTGAGCAGCTTCGTGCCGCCGCGCCAGGCCCCACCGTCGAGGCCAACAGTCAGGATTGGGAAGGCATGGATGGCGTCATCGCTTGGCACCTGATCGACCGCCACGGGGACAACTGGGCCGACATCGGCTTGATGATGAACGAGTGGCTGGCGGCGAACACAGCCCGCGCCAGAGAAGCTTCTGCGTGGCGGCCGATCGAAACCGCGCCGAAGGACGGGACTCCGGTGCTGGCCTACGGAGAGCCGGCGGGCGAGATCAGCGGGCCATCGGGCGTGATGACGATTGAGGTCGCCTGCTACCAGCCGGGCGGCGACTACCGCGGCTTCGACTGGTCAATCGCTGGCGATGCCTACGGGAACTGGTTCAAGCCCACGCACTGGATGCCGCTGCCGGACGCACCGAGCCGTAGAAGCGCAGCCGAAGCGAAGAAGCAGGATGATCCCGAATCTTCCAGGGGGACTGAGAAGTGAGCGCGACCACAGCAAACGCGGCCGTGTGCGGCGTGGGAGGGGCGGGATGAACATGTTCCTGACTCCCGCCGAGGTGGCCGAACTCACCGACGTGCGCACCGGCAAGGCCGGCAAGACCCGCGAGCAACTGCAGATCGAGGCGTTGCACCGCATGAGAATCCCGTTCCTCGTCAGCGCGGCCGGGCGGCCGAAAGTCGCCCGCGCCACCATCGAGGGCACGCACAGCAAACCGAAAGACGACGGCCACGGCTGGGAGCCGGCGCTGGCCTAAAGGAGACGACCCGTGAGAGGGTTTCGCGCACGCCCGCAGAAGTCGGGCAAGACCTACTACTACTTCGACGCGGGCGGCAAGCCGCGGCGCGAGATCCCGCTGGGCAGCGACTACGTCCTGGCCGTGCGCAAGTGGTCCGAGCTGATGGCCGACCAGGAGAAGGCCACGCTGGTGAGCAACTTCAAAGAACTGGCCGACCGCTACGAGCGCGAGGTGCTGCCCACGAAGGCCAAGAGCACGCAGGCCACCCAGCGCGGCGACCTCAAGATGCTGCGCGAGTTCTTCTGCACGCCCTCCCCCGCCCCGCTCGAGCAGATCCGGCCGGCGCACATCCACAAGCTGCTCGAGTGGAAGAAGGCCAACCCCACCACAGCCAACCGGCTCAAGCGGGTGTTCAGCCACATGTTCAACAAGGCCCGCGCGTGGGGGTACACCGACCGACCCAACCCGGTTGCCGGCATCAAGGGCTTCTACCTGCCCAAGCGGGAGGTCTACGTGCGCGATGAGGTCTATCGGGCCGTGTGGGAGGCCGCCAGCGCGCCGCTGCGCGATGCGATGGACCTAGCCTACCTGACCGGCCAGCGCCCCGGCGACACGCTCAGGATGACCGAGCGCGACATCACCGACGGCATGCTGGCGGTGCGGCAGAGCAAGAAGGGCCGGGCCTTGCGCATCCGCGTGGAGGGCGAGCTGGGCACCGTGCTGGAGCGCATCCAGGCGCGCAAGGCCGGCTACAAGGTCTGGAGCGCACACCTGACCGTCAACACCCGAGGGCTGGCGCTGACCAAGCAGACGCTGCGCACGCAGTTCGAGGAAGCGCGGGAGGCCGCGGCCAAGGCCCACCCGAAGCTGGCGGCAGAGATTCGCGCCATGTGGTTCTACGACCTGCGCGCCAAGGCGGCAGACGACACGGCCGACGAGCGCGGCGACCAGGCTGCAGCCGACCTGCTGGGGCACGGCAGCGTGGCCGTCACCAAGGCCCACTACTTGCGCAAGGGCAAGGTGGTCAAGCCGACGAAATGAGAACGTGTGTTTTCAAATTGCGGCTGAGCCACCGCTCCGAAAACGCCGGCTGTGAACGACAGGATGCGGCCCGCGAGGCTGATTGAACATCCAGTTTTGCGGAGCGGAAACCGTCCGCAAACCCGCGCCAATGCTCGATTCCAGAATCACCTTAGAAGGCTGTTGCTCTATCCAACTGAGCTACGGGCAGCACGCATAAACACTGGATTCGGCGCTACAGAATCAGTAGCTGACTTCGGAGCGCTCCGAATCGCAAGTTCTCCCCCTCGTTAGATCTGGTGGGAATATGCAGCCCGCATTCTGCCACCGTGCTTTTTTCGATGACCCATGAGTGACCCCGAGGCTCCCGATCATTGGAGCCTTTGGCCAGCCTGTCTCTAGGTCTTGAGACCCGAGCGGCCCACCACGCGCATGGTGCGGAGCATTCGGACTTCCAGGCACCCTCTATCGGGGGTCAGTCGCATCAATCGGTTTGTCTGCCTGTTCGCTGCGGTCCCTGCTCAAGGCCGCGCCGCTGGGGTCATGTGCGGCATCGCTTCGGTGGGTGCAGCCACGACATGGCCCATTTGCTGCGTCATTGCGCGCCCTGACGGTGGAATGCAAAAGGCCCTTTTCTGCTGCACCCCTCGCCCGGCAGGACTGACAACCACGGATGGCTATCAAGGGATGCATGAGAAAAGGGCCTCACGCGTGCGCGATTGTCACAGCCTGCCGGGCGAATGACAACTGCATTTTCATACAGCATCCCACCTACTCAGCAGATTGGAAGGGGGGGTCGCAATTACCCGACGGGTCAGCGTTTGAGCGCGGCCGCGATGCCCGGCACGATCTTCTCGGCGGACCTACCGACGACGTAGCCTCCCAGGCCGAACTCCACGATGTCCCACAGCTTGATGTACTCAGCCTCGGACAGATCCGGCGCCGCCCAGCCGAACCAGCGCGCCACGATCAGCCCGGCGAAGGTGAGCATCACCAGCGGGCGCCAGGACGCGGCCAGCCAGTGCTCGCTCGCGGCCTCGGTCTTCACGATGTCGGCCTGAGCCATGAACACGGCCAGGAAGGTCTGGACGCGCTGCTTTTCGGCCTCGCCGGCATCCGGCCAGAACTTGTCGATCAGGGCTTTGCCGGCTTCGATCGCGGCAGGGATAACCATCGGATTCATGCCATCGCCTCCATCACTTGTGCTCGCGCGGCCTTGTGGAACTCGTCCCACGTTGCGCGGTGCGGCTTCCCGGGCCTCCAACAGCGGTAGGCGTACAGGCCCCAGGCGCCCTCCACGTCGGTGACGGCCGGCAGGCGCTTGGGATCGGTGAACAGCAGCAGGCGCGCGAGGCCCGCGGCCAGCACGTCGTCCTTTTCGATCGCCTGCCAGATGTCGGTGGCGTCGAAGCGCACCCCGCGCTTTTGGCACAGGTGCGACAGCCAGAACCGCGAGGCGTCGTGCAGCACCACGCCCCACACGCCGCCGCGGCTGGCCTGGCTGCCCTTCTCGAACTGCCAGAAGCCGCGGGCCGGCCCCTTGGCCAGCGGCTGGCCGGCGACCTTCTGGAAGCGGTGCATGAAGCGCGACTCCTGCAGGCCGATCGCCAGCAGCATGACGCGGGCCTCGGGCGTGTCAATCTGCGGCGGCAGCAGCGCCAGCGCCGGGTCGATTGCCGATCGGGTGATGCTTTCCAGCAGGATCATGGCGCCCTCACTTGCCCGAAGCCAGGGCCTGCGCCTCCAGCTTCTCCAGACGGTACTTGAGCAGCGCCTGCTCGCTGGCCAGGCTGACCGTCGCGGCGTTGTTCGCCTTGAGAAGCGCCTGCATGTCGGTCATCTGCGCGGCCAGCGAGTTGAGCGTGAACCACATATTGACCAGCCCCCACAGCAGGGCGCCGCCGCCCGAGGCCAGCCCCCACAGGGGCACCTTCCACTCCACGGTGACGCCGGGAAGGCGCATCGAATCCGCTTGCTTGTCGGCCATCGGCCCTCCTTCGTTCTTGAACTTGTCGCCGTTGATGGCCATCGAGGCGCGCAGGGCCGCCTTCGCGTTGCGCTCGCCGGGCGTCATTTGCAGTGGCACCCGGAGGGGTCCAGGTCGTCCAGCAGGTTCGAGCACACCCAGCGGGCAATCGCCGCGCGCCGGCCGGATCCCTTGATGTGCCGGGACAGGCGCTGCGTCACCAGCCACTCGCGCGGCAACTCCAGGAACAGCAGCGTGCAGCCGGTGAAGTTCACCAGCACGTCGAGCAGCAGGCCGGTGTATAGCGCCGGCAGACCCAGCGCCTTCATGGGCCAGGACATCTGCCCGGCATCGCGCGCCCGCTTGAGCGCCATCACGGCGGCATAGAAGACGAACAGCAGCCAGGGCGAGAGCGCCAGCACGATCAGCGCCGCGCTCATGCCTCGATCCCCGCGGCGGTGGTGAACAGCGCATCGAGCGCCGCGTCGTCCAGGCCGAGGGCCGCAGCCATCCCCGCCACCGTTGGCGAGCTGCGCCGGAACTCCTGCGCCTCGGTCCAAGCCAGCACCGCCAGCGGGTCGGCGGCAGGGTCGGCCATCAGCGTTTCGACCTGAGACAGCAAGCCGGCGCCGCGCAATGCGGCCTTGGCCTGGAACTTGGAGACGACTTGCGGCACGGCCGGCGGCACGACGACCGCGGCCAGCTCCTGCGGCGTAGGCATGGGCTCGGGCCGGCGCCAGTGCGCGATGTACGGGCCGGCGCCGTCGTCCTGCAAGGCGAACTCGCTGTCAGAGATGCCCGGGAAAAGGTGCTTGATCGCCAGCTGCATCAGGCCGCCCTCGCCAGGAAACCCTGGAAGTAGGTCAGGTTCGCCCCCGCATTGGTGTTCTGGGAAGCCCCAGAGGACTGCAGTGCATACGCCTCAACGTAATCGGTGGTCCCGTTGAGGTAGACGAGGGCGGTCACGCTGGACGAGATGTTGGCCGTGTTGTACTGAAGCCCGCGCTTGAACTCCGAGCCGTTCTTGAAGAGGTAGGCAATCGCCATCGATGCCAGGCTGACGGTGGTCTGGATCTGGTAATAGCCGGCCACCGTGGGCTGGAAGCGGTAATTGGTCGTGGCGTCGAATGCGCCGGCCGTGTCGAACTCTTCGGACTGAAACAGGATCTTGGTCTGAACGCCGGTGGCGAGGCTTTGCGCTGCGCTTTGGTAGGCGCTGAACGCCGGGCCATTGCCGGGGGCAGGAAGACTCGCCGCCCGCTCGTAGCTCACCACGCGCCAGCCGGCCGACTGCGGCACGACGATGGCGGTGTCGCCGGCCGCCGTGGTGATGTTGGCCCCGCCCGGCAAAACCAGCGTGCTCGCGTTGTGAGTGAGAACCAGGCTGCCAGCAAAGCGCAGGAAGCGCGGGCCGGTGTAGTTGGAGCCGAAACTGGTGACCGTCGTCACGCCGGTGACTTGGACGAACAGGGAGTTCGCACCGCCGATGTCGCAGGTGGCGGCACTGGCGACCGTCGCCTCCGCGGTGAAGCCCTTGCCGTCACGCAGCGTGGCGATGAACGCGCCGTGCGCGCGCGCGTAATCATCGATGGTGTTCGGGCTTTCGCTGCCTGCGGGGGAGTTGCTGGCGGCAGTCTGGGAAAGATCGCTGATGGCGCTGGGTACGGGCATCTAGGGCTCCAAAAGAAAAAGCCCGCGCATGGCGGGCTCTGTGGGGAAAGTGGTTGTGCGGCTACTTCTGCGCCAGCCGCTTGATCTCGGGGATCGCGGAAACGACCAGATAAAGAAGCTCCCGGATCTCTCTGAGCTCTTCCCGCACATCCGATCTGCCGTAGCTCTCTTGCAAACGCAGCACGATCTCGGCGTTCATTGAGCGACCGTTCGCATCCGCCTCCTCAGCGATGCGGTCGCGCATGCCTGGGGGCATTCGGACCATAAAGCGGTCCGCCTCTTCACTTGGGTACTTGTCTGCAGTCTGCGGAAGTGCTTTTATCGTCGCATCGTGCTCTGATCCTTCGGGGCGCCCCTCCCCCGTTTGGAGCCACTTAAGCGAAACGTCGAGTGCTTTGGCGATCTTTGCAAGAGCGAGAGCCCGGGGGGCGGAGTTCCCCGACTCGTATCGGCTGATCTGGCCCGCGTTGATGCCAGCGCTTTCCGCCAGTTCCGCTTGGGTCATCTGCCTTAGAGC